AGAAAGAGTGGATCACCGGCGGCCAGTTCGAGGTAGTCGAGTCCTCGCCCGGTACGCCCGCGCAGCCGTACACTCGAGTAGTCATCCGTCAGGTTGGAGGCCTCAAGTGACCAGCAGCAGCGACGAGCAGCTCGGCGGAGGGTTCGCAGAGGTCCGCGACGGCGTCCACGTCACCACCGTCATCCGCCCCGAGCGCGACCGGCCGGAGCCGGAGTCGACGCCATGAGCGAGACGATGCCCCCACCGGTGGGACCGCGCGGCCTCGCCATCCGTGTCGCCGCCCAGGGTTCGGCCGCCTACCGTGCCGGCGTCTCTCTCCTCGCCTGCCCCTACGGCCCGGCGCGGCCGTTCTCCCGGCGTGCGTGGGTGGCCGGCTACGCCCACGCCGCCCGCGCCGCCGGCGCCCCCCTGCCGTCGCTGGAGGAGCTCGAGGACCTCGACGAGACGCCGGCGCCCTGGCCCGGCGACACGCGTTAGCGGGAATCGCTTGACTCTGCTAGGTGGACCACCTAGCGTTAACCCCATGAACACCGCCGCCGCCGACCACTACGTCACGTGTGACGAGTGTGGGCACGCCCTCGAGCGCCACGACTCGACCGGATGCCACGGCGCGGACGGGTGCCCGTGCCCCGTCCGCGTCACCGCCACCGACGTCGCCGCCGCCCGCCGTGCCGCCGGACTCTCGGCGCGATTCGACCGCCGCACCATCTGATAGGGAGCACCCGCCAGCGCCATGACCACCGACCCCGAGGCCTACCGCCTCGTCACCGCCGCCCTCGACGAGGCCGGCGTCGGCCCCGACGTCCCCGACGCGTTCCTCATCGACCTCACCGCCTACGCCCTCAGCGTCGCTCGAGGATTCTCTACCCGCGAGGGCGCCATCGACCTCCTCGTCGACGAGCACGACCTCGCCCGCCCGTTCGTCACCAAGGCCCTCGACCTCGCCGTCGAGGCACTCACCGCCAACCCACAGGAGTAGCCCGATGCCTACCGGTCACGACCACGACCCCAGCCAGCCCGACCCCATCGCCGACCGCCGCCGCAACAGCACCCCCCACCACGACGCCATCGACGCCGACCTCGCCGCCCGCCCCAAGGCGCCCACCCACATCACCCGCACCCGCGCCATCCCCTACGGTTTCGAGGTCACCATCGACGACGGCCACGGCACCGCCATCGCCATCACCGCCCCCGAGCCCGGCCGCATCGCCATCGGCATCGGCACCGACGACCGCACCCTCGTCGTCGAGTTCGGCAGCTTCACCGCCAACGTCCTCGACAACGTCCTCCGCGCCGTCGCCGGCATCGGCCCCGGCACCGAGGCCCCGATTGTCGGCAGCCGATGAAGCGCGCGACGTACGGCGAGCCGACCCTCGACCTGTTCCCCGACGAGGCCGACGTCGAGCTCCCCATCGACGACCTCGAGCCCGCGACCCGCGCATCGGTCGACCTCGGCCACGCCGTCACCGACCTCACCAACGCCCTCGCCGCGTGCCTGTCGTGGGCCGAGGGCCGCACCACGCCCAACGCCGAGCGCGTCCGATACTGGCGCACCCTCGTCGGCCGGCCCGCTGTCGTCGACGACCCTGGCACGCCGGAGGCCCGCCGCGACGAGGGCATCGCCCGCGCAGCCGCGAAGTGGACCGACGAGGAGGTCGCCCTCGTCGACACCGCCATCCGCACCGTCGCCCGCCGCGTCCGCGCCCGCTACGACGACGTCGCCGGCGACCGGTTCATCGACGACACCGACCTCCTCGAGTTCACCACGGCCGACGTGTGGGCCGAGCTCGACGGCCGCGTCCCCGTCACCAAGGGCATCGCCGGCCGGATGACCGCCGCCAAGACCGCCGGCCTCATCGTCAACACCGGCCGCACCGTCATCGCCCCGCGCGAGTCGACCGGCCCGAACCACGGCCAACGCCTCACCGTCTGGCGCGCGCTATGACCATCCGCACCGTCGGCCAGCTCATCGACGCCCTCACCGCCTACCCGCCCTGGCGCGACGTCGTCGTCGAGGTCACCGTCGGAGGCGACCTCGTCACCGACGTCGTCGACCTCCTCGAGGTCACCGAGGGCATGGTCACCAGCGACGGCACCACCGCCATCGTCCTCCGCCCCGCCGAGGACGACTACGACGTCCGCGCCCTCATCGACGACGGCCTCCGCTACCGCGAGGAAGCCGGCGCCGTCGACGACGACGGCCTCAACGTCCACCACCCGCCTCGAGTCCGCCCGATCTAGCAGCACCGCGACACGGCCGCCCTCCCGCCACGGAGGGCGGCCGCCGCGTTTCATGGGCCCATGCCCAGCACCGCGACCATCCGCGACGTCGAGCTCGTCTCCGTCGGCACATGGGCCGCGTCCACCGGCGTCACGAAGGTCACCCGCCCCGACCTCGAGAGCATGCTCGCCGCGCACGCCGACGGCCTCGTCGACCATGCCCCCGTCAAGCTCGGCCACGAGTCGAGCCTCAACGACGAGCTCGGCGACGGCGCCCCCGCCTACGGGTGGGTGGTCCCTACCCGCATCGGCGTCAACGCCGCCGGCCTCGAGACGCTCTACGGCGACCTCGTCGGCATGCCGTCCAAGCTCGCCGCCGTCGCCCCCACCGCGTACCGCCGCCGCTCCGTCGAAATCGCGTGGGGAGTCACCACCCCCGGCGGCAAGAAGTACCCGGCCGCGCTCGTCGGCGTCGCGCTCCTCGGCGCCTCCGCCCCGGCCGTCAAGGGCCTCGCCGACGTCATGGCCCTCTACTCGTCCGAGCCGGAGGTCGACAGGGTCACCGCCGTCGAGCTCGTCGAGGGCCTCGAGGGCAACCTCACCGCCGTCGCCATGATGACCGCCGCCCGCATCCACGGCGCCACCGTCGAGCAGCTCGACGCCCTGGCCGCCGCCGCCGGCGCCCGCGACACGGCCGACGTCCCGCCACCCGTCGAGGACGCCGACAACGATGACCCCATCCCCACCGACACCGGCAACACGGCCGACGGAAGGAACACCATGCCTCAGCTCACCGACGCCGAGCTCCGCGAGCGCCTCAACCTCGAGGCCGACGCAGACGTCAACGCCGCCCTCGCCGGCCTCCTCGCCGAGCGTGGCACCGACCCGGCCACCGCGACCACCGAGCCCGTCGCCCAGGACCCGGCGCCGACCGAGCCCGTCGCCACCGAGCCGGCGACCACAGACCCGGCGCCCGCGACGACCGAGCCGCAGCTCGCCACCGCCGCGCTCTCCGCCGGCGACGTCGCCGAGTTCACCCGCCTCGCCCAGGAGTCCCGCGACCGGCGCCGCCGCGACGCCCTCGACGACGCGATCCGCGCCGGCCGGATCACCCCAGCCGAGCGTGCACACTTCGCCGCGCAGCTCGAGAAGGGCGGAGAGGTCGAGGCCTCCACGATCACCCTCCTCGGCCAGATGGCCCCCCGGTTCGCCACCACCGAGCTCGGCGACGACCGCGCGGCCAACGCCGAGCTCTCCGAGTCCCAGGCCTCCGCCTACGACGAGTTCGAGCTCCAGACGTTCCCCGACCTCGCGCGCGTCCGCAACCAGTCCTGACCCTCAGCCTCATCCCGACACACACAGGAGAAACACACCATGGCGACTGACACCGCCGTCCCGTTCTGGGACGAGGCCAACACGATCACCTGTCACGCCGAGGCAGCCGTCACCGGCAAGCGCTTCGTCACGATCAGCGGGCCCCGCGTCGACGGCAACCCCCAGGTGAGCCACGCCGCCGGCACCGCGACCACCAAGGCCATCGGCGTCGCCGCCTACACGGTCGCAGCCGGCGCCAAGGTGAGCGTCTACACCGCGCCCGGCCTCGTCATGCCCGTCACCGTCGCCGGCGCGATCACCGCCGGCGACGACGTCTACAGCGACGCCGACGGCAAGGCCACCGCCACCGTCACCGGCCTCATGGTCGGAATCGCCCTCGACGACGCCGCCGACGGCACCGACGCCCCCATCAAGCTCGTCTAGGTCACACACCCCGGCGTAGGCCGACAACCCACAGGAAGGACCGGACACCATGCCCGGCACCACGTACCCCCCGGCCCCGCCGACCATCGACGGACAGGGCCGCATCACGGTCGAGCAGTTCCTCAAGACCCCGACCCGCGTTCAGCGCACCATCGCAGACCTGACCCGCGAGCGCTACCTCGCCGAGCGCATCTTCGGCAGCGGGAACGCCGAGGGTGGCGCGGTCATCTACGACCAGCTCACCGGCAGCGACAACCTCTACACCGAGAGGGACGTCCAGGCCATCGAGCCCGGCAGCGAGTTCCCCATCACCGACGTCGGCGAGCTCACCCCCAAGGTCGCCGCCGTGTCGAAGTGGGGCGGCGCGGGCATCGTGACCTACGAGGCCGCCCGTCGGGACAACCGCGACGTCCTCAACCGGAAGCTCACCCGCATCCGCAACACCATCGTCCGCAAGGTCGACACCGTCGCCATCGCCGCCCTCAACGCGGCACCGGTCAACACCAGCGCCGGCACCGACTGGTCCGACGTGAACACCCGCGACGCCGTGGGCGACGTCGCCAAGGCCGTGAACAAGATCGACAACCTCGACCTCGGCTACGTCGCGGACTCCGTCCTCATCAACCCGACGCAGGAGCTCGAGCTTTTCCTCGACAAGGACCTCCGCGACGCCCTGCCGCGCGAGAACGTGACGGCCAACCCGATCAGCTCCGGCCGGATCAACGGACTCATGGGCCTCACGTGGTACGCGTCCAACCGCGTCCCGGTCGGCACCGCGTACGTCCTGGCGTCCACCCAGGCCGGCAGCCTCCACGACGAGCTGCCGCTCTACTCCCGCGTGGTCGACCAGCCCGAGCGTGAGCGGTACCTCATCCAGGCCGCGCGCGTCACCGTGCCCGTCGTCACCGACCCCCTCGCCGTCTACAAGCTCACCGGCCTCTGAGCCGGCAGCCTTGACGACCCGAGAGACAGGAGCACCCCTCATGCAGGACAGCACCCGCGCGGCCGCGCTCGCCAAGCTCGCCGAGCTCGGCGTCAAGGCCGACCCGACCGCGACCTCGCCCGCCGAGGTCACCGTCACCGTCTCCGACAAGGAGCCCGTCTACGCCGGTGGCGACGTCGAGCGCGTCCTCGTCGGCAACGCTCACCTGACCTACCGGGAGGAGAAGGGCGGCCAGCTCCTCCACGCGTTCGCCGAGGTAGGCGACACCGTCCTCCTCACGTCCGCGCAGGCCAAGCGCCTCGACGGCCTCAAGGTCACCGTCACCAAGGCGCAGGCCAAGAAGCTCGCCGACGCCCCGGCCGAGGCGACACCGGCAGCCACGCCCGAGGGCACGACGGCCAAGACCGACGACGAGCTGAAGGCCATGAACGCCGGCGAGCTCGTCGCGCACGTCAACCAGAACCCCGAGGACAAGGTCCGCGTCCGCGCGCTCGAGGGACAGCGGGAACAGCCGCGCACCACCGTCCTCAAGGCCACCTCGCCCGACGGCGACGACGCAGACGAGGAGCTCGACGACGAGGAGTGACCCTCCCGCGTCACCCCTCGAGGCCGCCGGCCCGGCAGACCCGCCGGCCCGGCGGCCTCACTCGTCTAGGACAGGAGCACCATGGCACGCGAACCAGACGCCCCCGTAGCGCCGTTCGGCGCCACCCGTGACGGCGTCACCGGCCTCGTCCCCGAGGCCCGGCTCGTCCCCGGCGACGTCGTCGTCGACGGCCGCTACGGCGTCACCGAGGCCCAGGTCGACCGGTGGCTCGACGAGCTCTCTGGCGACGTGTCTGTCCGCCTCGACGGGTGGGAGCGCCTCACCGACGTCGACACCCTGGCCGAGGACAACGTCACCGTCCTCGTCGAGGGTGACCGCACCCGGCTCCGCGCGTGGGCCGCCGGCGTCATCCACAACGGCGCCGCGTCCTACCTCGAGGCCGCCCGGCACCCCGAGCGCGCCGGCGTCAACGACACCAGCTACGCCGCCGTCTTGTGGGACCGCTACACCGCCGGCCTCGACAAGGTCGCCGCGTGGCTCGAGAAGCGCCTCGACGCCATCGAGGCCGGCGACACCGCCGAGCCCGCCGTCGAGCTCGGCGGCATCGGCTACAGCTTCCCCGAGCCCCTGTTCGGCGACCGCCTCCGGTTCTGACCATGGCCGGCATGCGCTTCACGTTCTCCATCGAGGGCGACGTCCAGATCGACCGGACCCTCGCCCGGTTCGCCGACAACGTTGGCGACGCCACCCCACTCTGGGACGCGCTCGCCACCCGGTTCACTCGCATCGAGGCCCGCCAGTTCAAGAGCGAGGGCGCCTACGGGTCCGGCGGATGGCCCTCCCTGTCCCCCAACTACGCCGCATGGAAGGCCCGCCACTACCCCGGCAAGCCGATCCTCGAGCGCACCGGCGACCTCAAGGACAGCCTGACCCGCCGGCCCCTCGGCATCGAGGTCATCGAGCCCGGCTACATGGTCCTCGGCTCCGGCATCCCCTACCTCCGCTATCACCAGCGCGGCGAGGGCCTCCCGCAGCGTCGCGCCGTCGAGCTCCCCGAGTCCGAGCGCCGCACGTGGGGCCGGCTCATCCAACGTTTCATCGTCACCGGCGTCGCCGCCGACCGCCTCTAGGACAGGAGCCGCCCCATGCACGGACCCGAGGACGTCGCCCAGCGCGCCGTCGACTGGCTCTACGGCCGCATCCCGGCCCGGCTCCGCATCCTCGAGGAGCGCCTCGAGCTCGAGCCGCTCAGCCTCCCCGACCCCGCCCAGGTCCTCGGACACGAGCGCGGACCCCTCGGCCTCGAGGACTGGCCCAGCGTGTTCGTCCTCCCCCAGCGCCTCACCGCCGCCGAGCTCGTCGACGTCGAGGACGACGGCGCCGAGCAGTACCGCAACACCTACCGCGTCCGCATCCTGGCGTGGGTTCGCGCCTCCGGTGACGGAGCCACCGACGGCTACGCCGCGACCAACGCCCTCCGCAACCGCTACACCCTCGCCATCCGCGAGGCCCTCCTCGAGCGCAAGAGCCTCAAGCTCCCCGGCAGCCTCGTCGCCGGCGACCCCGACAGCGACCTCGCCGTCGACCCCAACAGCATCCGCGAGGACTACAGCCCCCTCATCGACGACGAGGGCCGCACCATCGCCGGCGTCACCATCGACGTCGACCTCACCGTCCGCGAGCTCCTCCCGCCGCCGCCGCCGCTCGGCACCGCCGACGACGTCCTCGTCGACGTACACCCCGCCCTCACCTAGGCCGCGACACGGCCGACGTCCCGCCCCCCCCGC